CAGCGGGGGAGCGGAAAGCTTCGCCCTCGATCTTGGGCGGCGAGGTCGAACCGATCAACTGATCCACGATCATCCCGAAAAACGCATCGAGTCTGACGAAGTCCTCCACATTACCATCGATCTTTTGCTCCAGCAAAGTCCAGCCTTGCGGGACAATGAGGGCTGCGCCGACGACGCTCATCTTGAACTTGTGAATCTGCTTGATGTCGCCTTGGAAAATTGATTTGCCGGAGAGGATGGAGCGATCCACAATCTCATTGCGCGTGCGGTCGATCATCCCGGCCATTTCGTAGATGTCCCGGCCAACGCCCTTTGAGCCGTGCATCGTGCCATTACCTTTTTGGAATGCGAAAAATGCTACGCAGTCGTCCATGCTATTGAATCGGTCTTCCTTTTCGAAAATGAGATCATACTCGTTCCCGGCCAAACGATAGTGCGAGACCTTGCCGGTAACCTCTCGGACGAGCAGAGAGTAAACCACAACCACGCTCGCGCCGCCCATGTAGGAAGCCCCAAGGGTCAACTCGCGCGCGGCATTTTGATACCACGTCTCCGAGGTGCCGTCACCTAACGCATTGCGGACTTGATTCGGGGACGCCTTATTGATCGCAGTGATGGTTTTTGCGATATCCCAACCAACGGTCTCCGCTGCCTCTTTGTCCTTGATGTAGGCATACAACTCGTGGGGCATGAAAGTTTCGCGAAGCACGACCACCTGAGAGGTGGAAGGAAGCTGCTTGGTGCCGTCCGAGAGATAAATTTCGTCTTGCGCGAACGTCTTCGGAAACCATGTGAACTCATCGAGCCACGCGGGGACCGAATGTCCGAACAGCGCGTTGGTGAACGCGATGTCCTCAACCAAAGTCGTCCAGCCCTTGCGCGCCCGGATCGTTTTGGTGATGTGCTCGCGAAACATCTCCGTCTTCTCGACCGCATTTTCCCAGCGGGACGAGAGGGATGAGTTGGTGAGATACTTCTGAGCGGCGACGGCGCGCACAAACCGAGGCGCGACCTTTTCGATCATGCTCGGGAGCGGCTTCGTGGTAAAATTCTGCTTCCAGCCCAACCCCTCGGCATGTAGCCGGGCGGAACTGTAAGGACGTTCGGCGTTATACTTGGCCAAAATGCGGCCGTTGACGATCTGGCGCTCGCGGTTGGCGGCGATGATGGTCTTCACAACCTCTTGGGCCATAAAGACATCTTTGATGCTGCGCTGGGTAGGCTCACCTGACGCATTTAACGCCGGGCTCTGGATAAGCCCATCTTGCGCCAAGTTTTTTTGGTCTGCCATAACTCTACTAAATTGTGGTGTTTTTACGGAGATTTGTCATTGACTTTTTCGCCTCCAGATGCGTTTCCACTTGCGCTTGGGGCACTGCTCCAGAGCCAGAAAGGTCTTTGCGTCCACGAAACAGGTGCAAATCCGGCACTGCTCGTCTACCAATTCCTCGCATTGCTCGCATGTCTTGCGCCGGTCGCCCCATTCAGCGTCCGTGACGGTGGTCTCATAATCGAGCATCCATGCGAACAACCTGCGCACCTGCGCAGCGGCATAACGAAAAGGAGTGTGCCAACGGAAAATCATTTTATCTTCAGCCAGCAATGGTCCGGGAGATCGTCGCGCTTCTCAGATATCGAATCGAGATGCACCATCACTCCAGTGTCGCGAGAAAATTTCTCGCATGCGTTGAGGCGCGAGTCCGCGTTGCGATTCCGCAAAATGCTCTTGCGCATCTCCGCGATAAAAGTCTGACAGGGCGCGCACCCTTGCTTCAGGGTGATGTTGAACGGACAGTTGGCACACGTCTCGGTGCGCTTGGCTGCCGTCTCGGGGGAAACATAAGTGAGCGTGTCCTTCGCGCGTCGAATCCCAGCCAGCCACGCCAGCACCGCTGATTTAATCGTCGAGCGCGCGGTGGAACTCTTTACCGGAGCAGCGGTGTCTTCGTAACAGTGGCCCGGGTTTCTCTGGCACGCTTGTTCGAGCACTTCTTTTTCCGGGTCTCCAATCGGAAGGTTGTTGAGGCGTCGATATGAGTCCACACGATTGATCACATCACGCCAACTGCGCACGCTCACGTGCGTGGTCCCGTCCCTATCCTTGAAGATGTATCCGCCTTTGGGAAAAAGATTAACGTTGATCTTTTGCATATTAGTTTGGGCTCATCTGCAAAAATTCCGACATCGTGGATATCTCCAGCGTGTCCTGTTCCATCGTTGGGTCGTTGCCTTGGCCGCTGCCGTTCCACCAGCCATCATCAGACTCGGTCGATGATCCTTCGCCTATGTCCTCGCCCGTCATGGAAGGGACGAGCATCGCACCGCGCCGGACAGCATGAACGATCAGGGTAAGCGCATCCGCTTCGTCTGGTGAAGAAAAACCACGGCTCATGAAATCTTTCTTCGACTCCACCTTTGACTTCGCGCCAGAGGGACGATACTTCCGCTGCGTCAGTTGCGGAGTGAGTTTCGTCATGTCTACGTTGGGATGAATCATGAGGAATCCAAACTCGCCGAACGCCCGCAATGCAAACCACAGTTCCGTGCAGATGCGATCATACATCTCGTTGGCCGGATCGGAGTCCTGCTGCATGATGCGCGAGTCGCTGCAACCTCCAGAGTAATTTACTCCGTGGATGGCACCGCTCCACATGTTCTTCATCAGGTCGAACGCGCCCACGCCGTGGCCGGTCTTGTCGCACGCAAAGTATTCAGGCCGGATGCCGGACCTGCGACACAGTGCGATGAGTTGATCGGCCATGAACACACTGTCACCCTTGGCCAGCGCGAAAATACTGTCCACCTGAATCACGGTGCGCGGGATCACACCCTGAGTGTTCTCGTCGCGGAACATTACCGTCTGGCCGTTTGGAAATTCCAGAGAGGGTGGCAGCTTGACACCAGTGGCCTTCCCCCAGCGGCCCATCGCGAACGCGGCTGCTGCGCCACCTTCGAGCGCGAGGTCGCACCCGCCGCAAGGCTTGGGTTCACCATACCAGATGTATTCGCCGCGCCACTTCGTGAGCATGCCCGGGGGAATGATCGTCAGTTCCACACCCGAAGGTGGGTAAGCGCCGCGCGCCATCGAAAAGTATCCGCCTGCCTGACGACCGCCCGCGTTACGCGCGATTTTCTCCAGACCAGTGCGCGTCTGCAAGCCGGGGAACACCATGCGATTCTGGAGGACGTTCTCCGACTTCTCGCCATCGAGCCGGATCACATCCCAGCCGCGCGTGGACTTCCATCGGTAGTGCGTCTCCACATCGAAGCGTTCCCAACCGAACGGTGGCTCAGCGCGCTTGCCGACTTCATCGGTTTGGTTCGTGGGATTGTAAGCGCCGAAGATTTTGAAACCACCTCCGTCTTCCTCTTGAATCTGTGACAGGACGTTGTCCACATCGGACCAGAGGCCCCCGGGGACATTCTCAATTTCGTCGATGAAAATGAACATGCGCGACTGAGGCCCGAAGATCGGATGCTCGCGCGTGCGCGGTATGCGCTTGTTACCTTGCAAGCGACTCGCTTTCTTCACCTTCCCGATTGGGATGACGACGCCCATCATGCACGACACCTGATTGCGACGATCCAGCCCGATGAATAGCTCGCCGACCTCGCCGGGCATCGGCAACTTCGCAGTCTCATGCAACCGCACGAGGTGTGAAAAAAGATTTGCCTCCAAGTGCGCTTCGCTGGGGCCGAGAACTTTTACCGTGGTCCACTCCGGGTCACGAATCCATTCGAGGAACAGACGCACACCAATCCCATACGACTTGGAACAGGATGCCGCGCCCATGATGAGACCCATGCTGGACTCATCGAAAAATTTCCAGAGGTCCTGTGTGTATTTTGGCTCGGGCGTGAACTGCGTTGGAGACCAGAGCAGTTGCGCCGCTTCCTCCATGCCGCCATTGTTCAGCAGATAGTGCAGATAAGTCTGGAGCGGGGGCAGAGTCTTGACCGGACTGTCGGAGTCCACTATGAACTTCAACCGGGCAAAGTCGGTGACCATCTGCGCGGCTTCGCGCATCTGTTCTTTATGGACCAGTGCGGCCACTTCCTTTGCGAAGGGTCGTAGATTCTCCGGGAGCATTACGGTCGAAACTTGCGAGCGCGGCTCTTGAAGAACCTTTCGAGCGCCGTCTTATTCATCTTCACCTGCGAGCCGTCGAAGGGCGCGAACCACCCGCCACCGACCGCGTGCATCGCCAGAAGTGGGAGCATCCCGGGACGATCCTTTCGCCGGGCGTAGAATTTACTCCGGCGCGCGTGCCGGGCGGTGATCAAGCGCGGCTTATGCCCGAGGTCACGCCAGCGTCGTTCCCAGTGGACTACCAAGTCCGGTTGATTCTTCGGAGCACTGGGGGAACAGTCATAGTATGCAAATACTTCCATAAATAAAAATGGGGCACCAATCTACCCCTCATCGGGGTCGAGAGCCGTGCCCCATTGGCAGCGTTACT